TCACACAGGAGAGCTATTAACCGCCCCAAGTTCTCATTGACAGCATTGGGTTAAAGGTCACAAAAGCTGGCACGATATCGATACGCATCAAGTTCTTGTTTGCGAGGAACTGTGAGCCGCGTGATACACGGATGCTCACGCCGCTCTCACTAACAACCACTGTGTCGGTTGAGTTAAGCTTTGGAAGATCCACGAAGCCAATACCGAAGGCCTGCTTATGGAACGCAAGGTTTGGCTTGTATACGGTGTTTGCTGCACCACGAATGGTGAAAGCATCGCCGGAGACAAGAGCTGCGCTAATGTTGTCGTACTGGCCATTTGATCCGCCAAATAAGGCAGGCGGAGTCACTTGGATTGTGGCGGCGCCGCCCGCGATTGTGTTTGCCGCTGCCACCACAGTTTGACGGAATGGTACGCGAGCGCCAGCACCGTCAACAAACACTTCGCGGGTTTTAATGTTTACATAGCTGCGAGCGTTTGCACCGGTACCGGTCCACTCGATAACATCACCAGGGCGCAAAGCATTAACAGTTGAGGCGGTTAAGCCGGTAACTGCTAGAGTTTGAATCATGGTGTCCTTGTGGGTGATATAGGTTGCGTCTGGGGTTGCAGAAAGCGTACCAGAACCACCAGCAAGCACACCCGAGGTATAGTTAGGCAAGCTGTCAGTGCTTGCAACCATAGTGCCAGCCACAGGGGATTTGACTTGTGCTTTTTCCCAAGCGCTTTGCACCAAATTGCTACTCATGTTTGAAACGCCTTGCTGTATTGCCGCAAGCTCGGCCATTGAGTAAGGGTTTACAAATTGTTGCAATTCACCAGCAGGGTAGCCAATTGAAGAAGCAAACGCTTTGGGGTTGCTTACATGCTTCCAGGTTGAGATGGGAGTTCCGACGGTGCCAATGGTCACGCCAGAGTTACGCAACATGTAAGCGCCCAAGTTTTTATCAACGCGAGTAGCCAGTTCTTCATAAGCTGGCTTCAGGTGCTGCTCAAGCTGGCGCGCACGAATGGCCTGATCCAGCGCATTAACACCCACATGCACAGTGATAACGTTCTGCACTGTACCTGTTGCCTTACCCCATACTAGGTCTTGCTCAGGCACTGCGGTAATATCACCATCCACAGTCTCGGAGGCTTTGAACTGCATCGGACGTTGGAATGATATCTCTCCGCCATATTCGGGCTCGTCGATACCGCCTTCATTCAAAAGCTGAGTATTTACGGACTTCATTAAAACCGATTCTGATTCAAAACCGGCCAAAATTGTTTTGGCCACCAGCTTGGTTTGTGCACTTGTAAAATTGTTAGGCATGACTAATTACCTCATCTGAAACGATAGCCGGGAGCGGCGTTATTGTCTGCTTTACGTGCGCCGCTCACCTTAGTTGGTGGAGGTGGCGCCTTTGATGTTTGTTTAACGTTTAGCTTTGAGCGAACCTGCCGCTCAATGTATTTGATCGCCTTGGCAGTTGACATGCTGGTGACTTCGGCCAGGTCGTCAATGTTATTGCCCAAGTAAGCAACAATTGCAGGCCCGTCTTCATCTTCCAGCAGCTCATTAACCAGCTCTTTGTTAATCCCGTATGCCGTGCAGGTATCCGCAGCTTTCGCCAGTGTTGCGGGATCAATCTTTAGGCGCTCAATGTTCCGATTGTAGTTTTCTACAAGTCTCGCCTGTTTTTGCTGTTCAATCGCAGCGCTTTGCTGTTCACGCTGTGATGACTCAGTTTCAAACTTTGTGACCTCTCTAATGTATGCCTCGCGAGCTTGTGCTTGCTTGGCGTAAACATCAGGCTCGGTCACTGGATCGGCGGATGGCGGAGGAACCTCTTTTGGTGGTTCCGGCGCCTTCTTGTATTTCTCCAACTCGGCTTTTAACCGCGCAGTCTCTCGCTCGGCTTCGTATCTTTTGCGGGTTATTTCGGCCACTCTCGCCTTTTGCTCTGGCGTGGAGAACTCTACATAACCTGACTTCTGAGGCTTAACCTCTTCTTCCTTCGCTTCGCTTTCGCTGTCGGCTTGCTCTTCGCCATCAGCGTATTCACCTAAATCATACTCTTCCACTTCCTCGACTGGCTCAACTTCTGCCTGCGATGTTGCGGCTAAATACTCTTGTAGGTCTGCGTCGCTCGGTTCGATTTGGTCTCTATTGGTCATGGCTTAACCTCTGGTTGGTCGCTGTTGTTAATAATACTCTAAAAATCGATAGTGTCAAACTATAGCTGCTCTTGCACTTTTGTTACGCTCTCAGCCTGGTTGTCATATGCTTTTTGCGCATCATGTGAGAGCGTCACGTCTTTTTCGGCAGATTCGCCGATGGTTTTAAGTATGTTTGCCATTTGCGCCAACATGTCCATCGTGTCCTTCTGCATTTGCATTTGATCTTTTTGGCCAGACGCAACCAATTCTATCTGTTGCTTTTGCTGGTCAAAGTCAAGCTTCTGCTGTGCTTGCTGCAGCTGTATTGCCTTCATTTCCTGCGCTGCTAGTGCTGCGTCCGCCTTCTTGTCCTCAGCCTTGGCTGCGATCATCATCGGATCTTCAGGCGGTGGATTCTGTGCCGATTGCTGCGCCGCCAGTGCTGCAGCTTCTTTTTCATCGTCGGTCCATTGTGACTCTGGGATAGCTCCAGCTTTCATCAATCTTGCACGTGCACGCTCTGCCGCCTGATCCATGCCGGGCGAATCCAATGACGAAAGCAAAATATCTTGGTTCTCGCTGACAAATATAGGATCAACCTGCCCAAGCTTAACAATCTGTTCCGCTGTTTCCTCTTGACGATTTTTAAATGCTTTACCGATATCGCAGTAAACATCGTAAATGCCTTTTGACAAGTCGTTAATTACCTCCCCATCGGGCGATCTCTGGTTGACAGTAATTAGCTCAAATGTGCCATCGTCGTTAAATATGCGGCGCTCGCGCTCTGTGTCGTATATCTTCGGGTATGCGTTGACAAGGATTTTCCCCAAATGCCCAAGAGCTACTTCAAGCGCCTTGTAGTATTCGATAGATCCTAAGTTACTGTTGTTATCAAGCTGCTCAATAGCCACACCTGACTGCAATGCGGGGTTATCACCGAGGCCCGCAGCAAACATACCGGCGCTTGACTGGATACCCTGCTCTGACAGCTGAAACATTGACGCCAGCCCAGAGTTGGCTTGATATGCGCCTGGCTTGTAAGGCGGCATTTGCTCATCTACGTGGGTGTATGTAAGTATCGGACGTCCAGCAACATTAAGCTGGCCTGCATTTTTTTCGTTGCCCGCCAACTGCTCCCGAGTCATCAAAATGATATCCTTTGGAGCCAATGCTGTCTCTTCTACGTATGCCGACCCCGTGTAATTCCGAACGCGCTGCCAATCCATCAGCGGCTCTACCACGCCTTGGGTAATAGGCTTATCCTCAACAATCAAAAAGTTAGGCATCACCGGCACAACCGGTAGAAAATCGAAAACTGTGTCTTCCGGCTCGGTCAGAAACTTATTGCCATCGAACCAGCGCACGCATATTTTGCGCGACTCTTTGCGTTTTGACTTAACCCCTTTAATCTTGACACCAAGATCCTTGTGCCCTTGTTCGTCAAGCACAGTGCCATCAGGCAACTGGTACAGGGTTGTCATTGTTTTCTTTTTGTAGATCAACTCACCAACTCTAATACCGTCGCGCTTGTAGTAGTAAGTATTGCGGCAAGTGCTGTCGCCTAATGATTGAGCTTGACCTTCTGCGGCCTCGCCGAACCGCTCCTCAAATTCTTCGGGGGTTATTAAATGCTCAATGAGCACGGCGTCCGCGTCTTCGCATGTGCGCTCTTGGTAGTTGCCAAGGAACCAAACGCGATTTAGGGAATCTGGAATGTGTCGAATAAAAAGATCCTGATCAAACGAATCAGGGTCTGCATAGTCTTGATCTACTCGGATCGCATCGAACCCGGCGATCATCTCCATGCGCGCGGCCATCGAATAGACGTTTGTCGCCCTGGATAATGCCTCAGTGTTTTTGACCAGGCCCGCAAACAGCTTGGCCGTGTCTTTTGATGACCCGGCCCCCATTGGGGTGACTCGAATATTAAAATCATTCTGTGTCATCTCGCCATAGTATTTTTTTACTATCGTCCCGGTGATATCAAACGTATAGCGTGGGCGCCCGTACTGCTCAAACTTCTTGAGTATTGTGTCCTCCCATTGCCCGTCTTCTTTTGTGACAAAGTTCAGGCACTCTTTCATCTTCTCGCGCCGGTCATTCTCTATCTCTTGCGCAGTGGCTCGCGCCTGCATAACGCTGCCGTGTTCGTTAAAGTTGATCATGCCCAGCCCTCAAATTCGATCTCTTTAAATTCCTGTGTTGCTACAGGTTGGAATATAAGCATCATCACCGCATCTGCCATGTTTGGAGATGGAATTTTCTTTTGCAGCATTTCCTTTTTTGTCATAATCTGGATTACTCCATCGCCGCGACGCTTGCGAGGAATTCGACAAACTTCAGATCTCAGCCGATTAATATCTTTAATATCAGAACTGAAGCTTATCATATCATCCGGATCTACATAATCACCCTTGACTATGCATCGGTAGGTATTGTAACACAGCTCATATAACCGCCAATACCGTTGGGCGCGCTTGTTGATAAACACATCGCCAACTGTCTTTTTCTTCCCGTCATCCGATATGTAAGGCTTATCTTTATCATCTGGAGACTCGCCGCCATTGAACGCCTGAAGCTTTGTCTTCTTGCCAGCAAAGGATTTTCGGATGCTCCCTAGCATACCCGAACCTATACCAGAATAATCCCAAACGAACTCATCACAACCAAACGCAATCGCCTTATCAGTCGCCCATATCATACCGTCGTCAGAATCGCCCGACTTCTTGTCGCACACGTCCGTGAATACGTTACCGATACGCTGCGCATAGCCCTTTGCGTCACCAGTATCAGAAGGGTCAAAAGCCGCAAGCCTTGCGCCCCTTGCTTTCAGTGCTGCGCTTATCTTTGGATTTAAGTGGGCATCAATACAAGCATCAAACCATTCTGGCTGAATAATTGGGTCTTCGATAATGTCGCCGTATTTCCCTTCCCAAATATGATCATACTTGGCGCTTGACCACTCGGCCTTATTC